CGTTAGTGGGACTCACATTGATGCCGCTGCTGTTATGCGGAGAGGTTAATGTTGTTCCTACTAAAACTTGGCCTGAGCTGTCGATACGCATCCTTTCCGTCGGGCTGCTTGCACCGTCCGCTGAGGTGGAGAACACTAGGCGTCCTGGATGGCTGGTCCCATTTGTCCACGTCCCGCCATCTCGCTGTCCAAGAATCCAAGCTGCTGCTTTAGTACCGGATGTCCCAGGCGTACCAAACGCGATATTGCCTAAACCGCTTCCATCCGCAGGAGTTGTCGTTTTCCGGTGAAGACGCAAAATGGCGTCTGTATCACTCGTTCCACCATTAAAACCTTCCAGAATTAGCGAAGAGTTTTCAGACGTACTAGTCGTTCCAACCAACAACCGCCCCGAGCTGTCGAGACGCATTTTCTCTGATCCAGTCACCTCCCAAGTAAAGATCCCAGTGCTATGAGACCTCAAATATGTACTTGCGGTATTGCCTCTAATATATATACCGCTGTTGCCAGTACCTGCGTTAGTCAGATAAAGGTATTGATCGCCACCCTCCAGCATTACGTTCCCAGCAACGTTTAGCTTTTCTGATGGGGTTGGATCACCAATACCGACGCGATCATTTCCTGCGTCGACAAACAGCATGTGAGTTTCGCCGTTTGACTCTACGCGGAAGTCAACATCATTGCTGGGGTCGTTAAATACAACCTCAGAGCTGGTAATCTCAAGGCGCTCTGTACCTTCAGTTGCAATGCCAATCTGATTATTAGCAGCACTAAAGATTCCAGTATTCGTGTCGTCAGCAAATGCAAGACCAGGCGACGCGGCTGAGCCGTCCTCGATCAGCATCGTGCCATCAAGTTCTCTTAGAGTGATCCATGCATTGTTCGCCGAATTACGGATCTTGAGTGTATTGGTGTTGGTATCCGCCCACCATTGATATGCGTAGGTCGTCGCTGGCTCAGAGCTGCCACTGTTGTTGCTGACGATTGCCGCTAGGGCATTGTTCAAATCAGAACGGACCGCAGCTCCCGTTCCATTAGCAATCACATAATCGTGAGTAGCCATGCCTCAGCCCGTTTTGGACAACATTCCCTGTATGTTAAACCGCCTTGCCATAGCCCACAGCCGCATAGGTGAAGTTCCTGTCAACGTTGGCATCACTGCTATTCAAGATGTCCACGTCAAAACCAGTAGCACTGACATTGCTGACGTTTAGCCGCTCGCCGTTGCCGAGGTTCTGAACCGTTACCGCAACACTGGGCAGGTAAGCGTTCGTTCCACCAAGCGAGGCTGTACCTACGAAAAACGCCTTGTCAAAGGTTACGCTTTTCGTGCTGGTGCCTGATGCGATAGTGCCGTTGCTGTTTTCTTGACGACGCTGGAACGTCGCCTCATAGCCCAGCTCATCAATCAAAATGTTTTGGGCAGTATCGGCACTGGTCAGTTCTGCTTTGAATTGAAACGCCCTAGCTTCAAACGTTCCAGAGACAAACTCCTGCCAAGCTCCGTAAGTCGGAGAGCCTGATGGATCATCGTTGGTGCTCCTGAAATACAGCTTAGAGTTGACGGCATCAGCTTCCGTACCATCAAAATCGTTCCAGGTGTCCACTAGCGCGGTGCGGGAGTCGATTAAGTCATTAGGGAAAAACGCTCGCGTGACAAAACGCCGCTGAAGATCCAATGAAAACCGTGCGCCAAGGTCAAGCGCATTAACGAACTGATACTCGGCAGAACTCAAGATGTCGCCAAGCGTGTCAAACGAACTGATCAAATCAAAATCAGCCTGATCATCTAGTTGTTCGTCGCCGTCAATAATCAGCGCATCTAGGTCCTCGTCATAGAAACAATCTGTTTTTGTTCCTTGGAATGGAGGGACATCTTGATCCTCTCGACGAGTTTGAACAATTAACTGCCCCAAGGTATCTGGGAACTGCATGATCACGCTGGTTGCGTTCGTGCTCTTATTGCCTAGATCGTCCTCAAACTTGGCGAATATCTCACCAGCTACAAGCGGCACGATTGCTTCAGTTGAGTTGCCCGCAACAGCAGGGATCAGGTCAACAGAGTTAGGCCATGTTGCTGTCCCATCGGTCAGGTTGCTGTGCTTGATGTGAACAAGACCATTTACCTTCACATCAAGGTCAACAGTTTGATCCCAACGCAGACGAGCACTGTTGGCACTAATCGGTTCAATCGACAGATTCTGCACATCAGCAGGCACTGCCGTTTTGCCGACAAGCGTGAACTCTGCTGTCGAAATGGTGCTTTGCTTGCCCAGATAGTTACGGGCCAACACCTGCACGCTCAGTGCTCCAGCACGCAATGCCCGCAGCGTGGTCGATGGGCTGCTGGTGTTTAAGGTCGTGAAATTGTCGTCGTCTATTTTGTATTTAACGAGAAAATCATTAGTGTTAATCCGGTCATGACTCCAGCTGAAGTCAAAGCCGGTGTGAACGGTTTGACCCTCTTGGTATAAGAATTCAGTGCCTGTAAGACCTTCAGGGGCTGCAGGCGCTCCAGAAAGGTTAGTGATATCTCGCGTCGTCAGCGAAACGTCTTGCTCAATCGCCGCATAGATTGATTCGTTATATGCAATCGCACTGACGCCATAAACTCCATCACCGGACTCAGCTACCGACAAGACACGGAACTTCTGAACCTGAATATCGGTAGTGTCGATTAGATAAATGGCTGCTGCATTTGGCGCTTCACTAAAAGCTTCGCTAACAGTGATGTCCGCTCCAGAAATGCTGGAGATCGTCTTGGTCTCAACCAAGCCCGTAGGCAGCAGGACTGAAAGCGTCGGACTCGCTGCAAGATTTACCGACAAATCGGTGTCGCTATCAATCGTGATAACAGTTGTCGTTGCTGAACTGACACGCCCGCTTCTGCGTGTTCCGCCTCGCAACGGGTCCGCAATATCAACAACCATCCCGGGACGGAGAATAATCCCGCTTTCAATCGCAACCGCAAATTCGCACGTCTCGGTTAGGTTTTGCTCTGATAGCAGTGTCCACTTGCCCAGGCGATGAGCCTGGCCTTGGCTGTAACAACCAATGGCCTTGATCTCTTTTTTAATGATGCCGTACTTAGCAACAGCGGCATGATCTTCAACGTATTCATACTCAATATCTCCGCGGGTGTCGTATGACTGCCACGCGACAACAGCAACGGTGTGCCGTGATTTTTGCGCAGAACCTGAATAAGAAAATGTCCCGCCGACAACGTTGGATGGACCAAGCAAATACTGTGCATCGGTTGGCTTGTCCTGCAGCAGCACCAACGATCCAGAGCCGTAATACGCAATGCCACGGAAAATGGCAGTCAGCTGCTGAATAACGTTGTAAACCTCGTCACGGCTATTAATAAGGATGTTGAGGCTGAAGCGTGGCTCTTGACCGCCTTTGCCATCATCTACAAGCTCATTACAGTATTGGCTTATGGCGAAAAAGTCATAACGGTCGAGCGTATCTTCCGGCACATTCGCCCCGTACCTGCTCGAAATCAGCAAATCGTAGAGGCACCACGAGGGATCGTTACACCAAGTCGCAGCCTGGAAAGTCCCATCCCAGACCCCGCTATAAGTCAAGCGCCCTAGATGCGTTGTTGTGTCTACCGTCGCGTTGCTTGGAATCTTTACCTTGATTCCGCGAATAAGATATTTGCGAGATGGGATGCTGCCGAACTGTCGGGAGTCAAATCGCAGCCCGACTAAGGCAGAGTTCGGATAACGAAATTTCTCATCAATAATCTCGGTGTAAGCCTGAAAAAATGTCGAGCTTGCCTTGCGTGTGCTGGTTTCGTCTGCACTGACGCGAACCATCCGAATGTCAACGGGGAAAGAGCCGCTAAGCGTGATCATGTAGTCACGCTGATATTTTGCGCTGCTCTTGCCTTTAATCGTGTCTGAAATAACGTCGTTAAAACCACCGCCGTTGTATTGCACCTGAATCTTGATGCTGACTTTGTGGCCGACGATGTCACCGTCATTCTTAATTTTGCGGAGCGATGGGATTGTCAGAGTGACACGGACACGATCAACGTCAGTGTCTGTGATCGATCGAGTAACAGGAGTGCCGTTAGTGACTTCAGAATTAACTGCCTGCTCTGATTGCGTTGACCCAAAATCGCCAGGGATGTGGGTTTGAGTTTGCGTTCCGGTGCGCGTGACAATCGTGAAGTCGCTGAAGTTATTTGAACCGTCCGCGTTCTGAACTGGCGTATCTTCCAAGAAAATACTCTTGTTGCCGTCTTCTAATCCTTGAATCTCGCCTTCGCTAATCAGATCAAGGACACTGGCAAACTGTACTGACTGAAGAGTGTCGTCAGCCTCTGTAGGTGTATTCGATCCGCCGCCGACTTTACTGCCGCCGCCGCCAGCGCCAGCAATGTATTTAGTTTGCGTCATGC